CGTGTGGCTCAAGCCTGGGACCGGCGCGCCGCTGCTGTCGGTGCTCGAGGACCTGCGCGCGATCGCGGGCGACCCGTGCGCCGCCGCCGATCTCATCATTCCGCCCGGCTCCAAGGTGCGCCTCTCGCGCCCGGAAGACGTGCGGCTGTTCTGCAAGGCGGCCGACGCGCCGCTGTTCGGGGAGGAAAATTGATGATCAGGGACGTGATGGTCGATCTGGAAACGCTCGGTTCGGGCCCCGGCGCCGCGATCCTCTCGATCGGCGCGCAGGCCTTTGACCGCGAATTCGGCCTCGGACGAAGCTTCTACACGGTCATCAATCGCGATTCCTGCGTTGTCGCAGGTCTCGGCTTCGACGCTGAGACGATCGCCTGGTGGGCTCGCCAATCGGAGGACGCCGCCGCCGTTCTTTCGGAGGCGACCAGCGACCTCGCGCCTCCATTGGCGTTGGCGCTCGATAACTTCAACCACTTCCTAGCCGGCTTCGGCCCGGACGTGCGCGTATGGGGCAACGGTTCGGATTTCGACAACGCCATCCTTGCCGTCGCCTTTCGCCGAGTGGGGCGCGCGCCAGGCTGGAAGTTCTTCAACAGCCGCTGCTATCGGACGCTCAAGAACCTGCGGCCTGACGTTCCGCTCCAGTTGCGGGAGGGCACCTTCCACAACGCCCTTGATGACGCGCGCACGCAGGCGATACACGCGATCGCGTTGCTCAAAGCAACCGCTCCGCCGCCGGCGCCAACGCCCGAAGCGGAGGGTTGACCCATGGCCCCCTATTCATCGTCACGCAATGTAAGGGCCGCACGGAAACCGCACCGGTGTGTGCATTGCCAGGTCGAGATTGCGATGGGCGAACCCTATCGATACCTGGCCTTCGATTGCGAAGGCGAGTTTGGCGACGCCCACGTCCATCATGAATGCCATGACTTTGTTCTGAGATACTGCTGCCTGGACGAAGGTTGGTCTCCGCTCTGTCAATATGACCCGAGCGATGAATACGAATTGGCGGAGTCGATACTCGCCGACCCGCCATCGGCTGCGATGCTGGCCCGGCTGCCGCTCAAGTGGCGCAGCGCTGTCCAGGAAATCCTGGCTTCAGCCGCTTCATGACCCGCCGCGCCCCGCCCCCTGAAGACCTGTTCGGCTGGAGACCCGGCGAAGATCCGCACGCGGTCGAACAGGTCAAGCTGGTCGATATCGAGCTGCGACGACTGCCGGAGCGCGACACCGACCACGCCTTCTGCGTCCAGAAGTGCGCCACGGCCAGGCCGGTCTACCTGCCGCGCAAGCTGACCGAGCTGCATGGGCCGGTGTTCACCTTTCCCCGTTGGCTGGCCGTCGAGAAAGGCTTGCTGTGACCGAGATCATATCCCTGCAGGCGGTGCGCGCGGCCCGGTCGCGGCGCCCTGAGGGCGCGCGCCTGGACCAGGTCGTGGTGTCCATGTTCGAGGCGCAGGCGCGCCTGCGCGAACAGCACCAGGTGCTGATGGCGCGGGTCCATGCCGGCCTGGTGGCGCTGGACGCGGCCGTTTGCGACTTCGAGCGGCTGAGCGACCACCTCGAGCAGCTGGACGGCGCGCTGCGCGTCCTGGCGGGCGACCCGGACTTCACACGCGGCGAGGACCGCGCGTGAGCAACGAGGCGATGAATTGGGCCTGGCGCTCGGGCATTCCGCCGGGACCGCGCTTCGTATTGGTCACCCTGGCTGATCAGGGGCAGGACCATTCGGGCGAGGATTGGAGCTGCTTTCCGTCGATCCACAAGCTGGTCGAGCGCACCGGCTATGGCCGCGCGACGGTGCAACGCCACCTGACCTGGCTGTGGCAGGAAGGATGGATCACGCGCGCGCGCCGGCGGCGCAAGGACGGCACGCTGGGCATCAACGACTTCATTTTGCACCGCGAGGCGGAGGATCGCGCGCGGCTGAAAACGATCCGTAAGGAGGCCGAGGAAAGCGTTGAAATCGCTGGTGAAAGCGAGGCGGTCGCTGGCGTCGATCCATGTCCCGATATGAGACATGGCGAGGCGGACGAACCATGTCCCGATTTGTCGCCAGCCATGTCCCAAAAACAGGCTGAGCCATGTCCCAATTTGAGCCCGCAAGAACCCTTAGTAGAACCCTTAGATAAACCCACAGGGCGCGCGCGCGGCCGCGAGGCGGGCGATGAGGGGTTCGAGGCGGCGCTGGCGGCGTACCCCGAAAGCGGACGGTTGCGCACCGATGAGCCCGCCGCTCGGGCGGCGTGGGCGATGGCGGTCCAGCTGGCCGGCGACGCGGCGGCGCTGAGCGAAGCCGTCCGGCGCTATGCCGCCCACGACCCGGACCTCAAGAGCGGCGATTACGGCGCGCGGGCGTTCGAGAAATGGCTGTCGGGCAAGCGCTGGCGGCCTTGGCTCGCCGCGCCGTCGGCCGGGACGGCATCGGCCGAGACGGTCATGCCGACGTTCGATGGGCCGGCGGCGATCCGCGCCGCGTTCCTGGCCGTGGCCGATCCCGGCAAGGTCGCCTCGTACCTCGATCCGTCGCGCTACGAGACGGGGCCGCCGGCGCGGTTGGTCGCGCGCACGGGCATGGCGGCGAGCTGGTTGCGGCAGTTCCGGGACGTGTTGAGCGAATTCGATTTGGTGGTTGAGCGGGAGGTCGGGTGATGGGCGGCAAGACGGCGGCGATGCGCGAGCAGCAGGCGCAGATCGAGGCGCCCAAAGGGCCAAGGTGGTTCGTGGTGGTGTGCCACTCGGGCCGCGAGCGCGAGGCGAAGGCGCGGCTGATCGAACAAGGCTTCCAGGTCTATCTGCCCATGCGGCTCAACCATCCGAGGGCGAAGCGGCCGATCACGCCGTTCTTCCCGCGTTACCTGTTCGTGCGGTTCAATCCGTCGATCGACCAATGGCTGTGCATCTGCTCGACCATCGGCGTGCTGGACATCATCCGCTCGGGCGCGGGCTATCCGCAGGCGGTGTCGGATCACTGGATCAAGCAGATCCAGGCTTGGGAGATCGAGGGCGTGATCCATCTGCTGGCGCCGGTCAAGAAGGCGGGACCGGCGTTCAAGAAGGGGGATCGCGTGCGTGTGATCGATGGGCATTTCGCCGGTTTCGAGGGCTTGGTGCACATCGCCAACGATACGGATCGCATCACGGTCATGCTGGCTCTTGTCGCGAAGGGCGAATCGGTCAAAGTAAAGCTTCAGGCACGGTCCCTCGAGGATCGCAGGCCTCCGGCAGGCGTCTTAGAGACCCGCTGAAATTCCCTGAAAACCTCAACGATTTCAAAGACCGCCCGGTTCGCGCCGTGGCGGTCTTTTCGTATCCTAGATACGGGCGTCATTGCGACGCTTTCGCCCAACCTGGGCACATCCTCCCTATGACCTGGGCCGGCGCGTGACGAGCATCCGCGTCGGCCGTTCTTTGGAGGCGCGCGCATGGCCTCATCCGGCAAGACTTCCAAGCTCGCTCAACTAGGCCCGCGGCTCGCCACGTTCGACAGCGCGCGCGTCACAGCTCCGCCCAAGACGGCCGCGCCGCTCTACCACACGCCCGAGTATCGGGCCTGGCGCGCGGCCGTGATCGCGCGCTCCGGCTATCGCTGCGAGGCGATCGACAACGGCCAGCGCTGCGGCAAGGGCCGCGCCTCGGGCGATCGCCTGTTCGCCGACCACAAGCACGAGGTGCGCGACGGCGGCGCGCTGTTCGACACCGACAACGGCAAGTGCCTGTGCGGGTCGCACCACTCAGGCAAGACCGCTCAGGCCCGCGCGGCCAGACGGTGACGCGCACCCAGGCAGCCCCAGCGGATGGCGCCGACGCCCCTCGACCCCCCAAGGGGGTTTCGACCGGGGGCGCTGGCGTGCCAGCAACCGCGTTGGATGGCACGCGCAGATTTTTTTGCTGATGGCCGAAGATTCAGCCCCGACCGATCTGCTGGGCGACCCGTTGCGGCCGTTGCCGGACAAGCGTGGGCGGCGCAAGCTGCGCTTCGCTGAGGAAGTGTATGAAAAGGTTGAGGTTCTAGCCGCCGGCAACCTGACCCAGGACGAAATCGCCGATGCGGTGGGCATCAGCGCCCCGTCGCTCCGTAAATATTTTCGTCCGGAGCTGGGCAAAGGCCTGGCTCGGCAGAAGGCTGAGGCGCTTTCGCTTCTCGCCGCCGCGGCCCGCAAGGGCAACGTCACGGCCATCAAGGCTTGGAACGCCGAGCTGGACAAACAGCGGGCGGCCGAAAGCGTCGCGGGCCGTGCGCGCGGCCCAGGCGCGAACGTCGTTCGCCTCGGCAAGAAGGAGGAGCGGAAAGAAGCGGCCGGCAAGGTCGCCTCGGGCGGCAAGTTCGCCCCGCCGCCCGCGCCGCGCCTGGCGATCGACAACGCCTGATGCACTCGACCGCCTGCCTCGATTGGCGCGAGCGCATCGTCGAGCGCCGATCGCTAATCCCGTCGCCGCTGTTCGCCGATGAGGCGGAGGAGGCGCTCAGCGTCTTCAAGTCGCTGCGCATCGTCGATGCGCCAGGCCAGCCGACCTTCGGCGAGGCGTGCGAGGAGTGGGTCTTCGATTTCGTCCGGGCGATCTTCGGCGCCTACGACCAGCAGACCGGCCAGCGGCTGATCCGCGAGTTCTTCCTGCTGATCAGCAAGAAGAACTCCAAATCGACCATCGCCGCCGGCATCATGATCACGGCCCTGATCCGCAACTGGCGTCACTCGGCCGAGCTGTTGATCCTGGCGCCGACCAAGGAAGTCGCCGACAACGCCTACGCGCCGGCCAAGGACATGATCGCGGCGGATCCGGAGCTGCGGGACCTGCTCCAGGTCCAGGACCATATCCGGACCATCACGCACCAGACCACTCACGCCTTCCTCAAGGTGGTGGCCGCCGACTCCGACGTGGTGTCGGGCAAAAAGGCCGCGTTCGTCCTGGTCGAGGAACTTTGGAAGTTCGGTCCTCGGGCCCGGGCCGCGGCGATGCTCCGCGAAGCCCTCGGCGGCTTGGTCTCGCGCCCCGAAGGCTTCGTCATCTGGCTGACCACCCAGTCGGACGATCCGCCCGAGGGGGTGTTCAAGGAGAAGCTCCAGTACTTCCGCGGCGTCCGCGACGGCGTGATCGACGACCCGCACAGCCTGGCGGTCATCTACGAGTTCCCCGAGGCGATGGTGAAGGCCAAGGCCCACCTCAACCCCGCGAACTTCTACATCACGAACCCCAACCTTGGCCGGTCGGTGAGCCAGGAATGGCTGCGCCAGGAGCTGCTGAAGGCCCAGCGGTCTGGCCGGGAGGCCTTGCAGCTCTTCCTGGCCAAGCACCTCAACGTCCAGCCCGGCATGGGCGCCCGGTCCGACGGCTGGGCC